AGGTAATACAGAATTAGCTAACGAAATATTAGCTGATATTAATTCTATGGTCTCTGATATGAAGCTTGAACATCCTGATTACAGACCTGAAGCTGTAGCAGACACATCAGGAACATCAATAAATACACAATTAAATCAATTCCAAACTGCTGTCAATGAGCAACCTGTAGTTACTGAGCAAGTGACACAAGATGACCAAATGTCATTGCTTAATTCAGTAACACAATTAAATGATGGTGCATCACCAGTTAACACAGAACAAGCTGTTGTGCCTGTTAATGAACAACCTGCGGTTGACCAGTTATTAGCAGTTGCTGAAAATGGTGTTGAAGCATTAAATCCTAATCAAGAAACTCAGATAAATTCAGATTTGCCTGTAACTGATACAGCACAAACTGAAACAAAAACAGAATGGAATCAAGAAGATGCAATTATTGCACAATGGGGTCAGAGTGACACTACAGCAGGTAAATATATTATTGAATTACCTAATGGTCAATATAATTTTTTAGATGAAGATGCAGGTTTTAGTTCAACAGACCCCGAAGACATTAAACTGGCGATGGACGAATATGCCGCAGTCAGTCAAGGTAAAGAATACGATGGAATGACTACTGGTGACAGGTCAAAACTTAGTTACTATGAAGACATTGTAAATCAAGACACATTCTTAGCTAGAGGTGGTGTTTTTCAATCAGGCTATTTGTTTGTTGGTGAAGGCATTGACGAGGCTTATGAAATAGCAGGTAATGCATTTGGCAAAAATGGTGAAAGAATGCGTAAAGATTACAATTTAAGACTTAAAGCATTTAAAGAAACAAGACCAAAAGAATACATGGCATGGAAAGCCGCAGGTGCATTGTATAGTACGTTACCTGCATTAATATCATTACCTGCTACAATGTATACTTGGATGGCTTCATTACCTTTTCCTTTGGCTGTAGTAGCAGGTGCAGGAAGTGGTGGAGCATTTCATACAGCAGAAGGTGCTGTAAGTGGTTGGTTAGCAAGTGATGAAGGTCGTAGAGGCGAAGATGCTATGCAAAGAGGTGTAGACCAAGGCATATTTGGTATGATTTTTGGTGGTTTTATTCCAGTAGCACCAAAGTTTTTAGCATATGGTTGGCATAGAGTCAGGAATGGTGTTCTTAAAGACCCTGTAGATAAAATATCTGAGGCTTTTCAAATATCTAAAGGTGCGGCTAAAATGTTAAAAAAGACAATTTTAGCTAGTGGTGACAGTTTAGAAAAAGTGTTAAAAGATTTAAGACTTGGTGCAGGTTCACAAGCTATGGTTGGTGATGCTACAGAAGCAATGAAAACGTTGTTAGATATGATAGCCGCATCAGGCAATGAAGCCGCAGAAATTGTTACTGGTAATATACTTAAACGTTCTGAACTTGTAGCAAAATCTACAGATAAAGCTTTAGATAAAAATATAGCTAAATTACCTCCTATGGCAGGAACTAAAAAAGCTGACAATATATTAGAAGATGCAAATCAAGTACAAATAAATCAAGCCTTAAAATCGAAACCTAAAAGAGATGAAGCTTACTTAAAAGCTTATAACACAAAAATAAACTATAACTCTTCTGAAGGAAAAGCACTATTAGACGTGTTAAAAAGAATACCTAATGATTTAAAAACAGCCGCTACTAAAGAAGCAAATGATATTTTGCAAATGGAAGGTAAAGAAGTAGGACAAATGGTATTAGAAGTTGGTAAGGATGGACTTTTAAAATTTAAAACACAACCTAACATGATGCAATTAGATTACATCAAAAGAGCGTTAAGTGAATTAGCTTACGACCCTGTAAAAGTATCAGGTCTGTCAGGGTCAGCAGGTAAGATGAGGTATCAATTAACACAAGCTTTAAAAAATGTTAATAAAAATTATGATAAAGCTTTGAAATTAGGACAAGAGAATATTACAAGAAAAAATGCAGTTGAAATTGGTGAAAATGCGATGAAACCTAATGTAACTGTTGCAGAGTTGTCAAGAAAATTAAGTGATAAAAACGTTGGCAAAGAAGAAAGAGAAATGGTAGCTTTAGGCTTACGTGCTGAATTAGATAGAATGATAGGCAATGTAAAAGCAACTGCGGCAACAGGTTCTGATATACAAGCAATGAAAAAATTGTTAGCTGAGTTTTCTAGCAAAAACGCTAGGAAAAAATTAAAATTATTAATACCTGATGTAAAAAAGTTTAACGCTATAGTTAAAGAATTAGACAAAGCAAGGGCAGTTATAAATTTACAAAATGCTGTTAATATGAATTCTAAAACTTACACAAGGACTGCTTTAAATGAAGAAGTTTTGGATGTAGTTGAAGGTGGTGCAGTTAAAACATTATTTATGCAAGGCAATATACCCTTAGCAACTACAAGATTAATAGATAAAGTATTAAGAATTAAAGAAATTACAAACCAAGATAGAGCTATTATTATGAGAGAATTAGCACAAGTATTGGTAGAGAAACGTGGTAGTGCGGCAACGAAACAATTTACAGAATTGTATAGGGCATTTAAAGACAAAGCTATGAATGAAAGACAATATAAAGAGTTACTTAATTTTATGGCAAGTAGATTAGGAATGAAGCCTACAGTAGCAATCGCTTCTGCATCAGAGGCATTTAGAGAGGATTAATAATGGCAGAACTAAAGAAAATGGATGATGATGAAGTACAAAGCATAGCTAAAGATGCATTAGATTCTGCAATATCTTTTGTTGAAAGTGAAATAGCAGAAGACAGAATTAAATCACAACGCTACTTTGAAGGTGAAGTAGACATTGGTGAAGAGGATGGACGTTCAAAAATCGTCTCTACTAAAGTAAGAGATACTATTCGAGCTATTAAGCCTAGCCTTATGCGTGTGTTTTTATCTTCTGAAAACCCTGTAGAGTACGTTCCAACTAGTCAACAAGACGTTTTAGGAGCTGAACAAGCTACAAAATATGCACATTGGAAGTTTCAACAACTCGATGGTTATAGATTACTTAATGATTCCATACATGATGCATTGGTTAAAAAAACAGGTGTTATTAAAATATGGTGGGAAGACAATACAGAAGCTGAAATACACTCATACACAAACGTTACTGAAGAAGAAATGTATGCTATTGTTAATGATGAAAACGTTACAGTTTTAGAGCATACAACTGAAATAGAAATGGAAGTAGATGAGTTAGGTATTGAAACAGAAGTACCAATGCATGTGTTAAAAGTAAGTCATGAAAAGAAAACAGGTAGTTTGAAGATGGAGTCAGTACCACCTGAAGAGTTTGTTGTAGACAGAAACGCAAAAAGTGTAGAAGATGCATACATAGTGGCTCACAGAACAGAAATGAGAGTGAGTGACCTTGTACAAATGGGTTATGACTTTGAAGAAATATCTAAGTTATCAGGTTTAAGTTCAGATGATACGTATGCTGACTCAGAAAATTTTGAGCGTAAAGGTTACGAGCAAGATGAAGAAGATACTACAGCAGACGTATCTATGAAGAAAGTATCTGTTACAGAAGCTTACATGAAGATAGATAAAGAAGGAACTGGTATAGCTATTATGTATAGATTACTACTTGCAGGTGGAGATGACACACTATTAGAGTGTGAGCCATATGGTGATGTGCCATTTGCAGTATTTGAAGTAGACCCTGAGCCTCATACATTCTTTGGACGTAGTGTCGCAGACCTAATTATGAATGACCAAGACTCCTCTACAGCAATGCTTAGAGGAATGATGGACAACGTTGCATTAACTAATTCACCAAGACAGGGTTATGTACAAGGACAGGTTAATGTAGATGATTTACTGAACAATGAGATAGGTGGTCTTGTAAGATTGAAGTCACCACAAGCGCTTGTAGATATTGCAACTCCTTTTGTCGCAGGTCAGGTATTAACTGCGATGCAATACATGGACGATGCTGTTGAAGCTAAAACTGGTGTAACTAGAGCATCCATGGGTCTTGACCCTGATGCATTACAAAATACCTCAGCTACTGCGGCTCGTCTCCAAGCACAACAAGGTTCAGCACAGATTGAAGTCATGGCTCGAAATATTGCCGAGGGTGGCATGAAACGACTATTTAAGCTAATGTTACATCTTATGGTAGAAAATAGCTGTGAAG